GGGTGGAATGGCCGAACTCCAGCGGAATCGCGTAGGGCAAGTTGTTGATGATGTAGGCCATCTGGCCGGCGGTGAAGTCGCTCATCGCTGCGACCAGTGCCGCGGTAGTCTCGGCGCCGCTCGGGTCTACCTCGTCAAAGGTGACGTTCTCGACCACGCCGAGTGAAATGTGCCAGTTCGCCCGGAACCGGCCACCGACGTAGCCTTCAGGCGCTTTGATATCCATGCCGTCGTTGAGCTTGCGGCCTTTCTTGAGCCTGCCACCCTTCGTGAGGTTGGTCGGATCGCGGCGCAGCGCGGTGTTGTGATCGTCGACGGCTTTGTTGTACTGGGTCGCTACAGCGTTCTGCGCCCAGATCTCCGGGTTACCCACGGGAGACATGCGGACCAGGCTGCTGCCGACCTCGATGATGATCTCGCGCACACTGGCGTCGATGGCTTCGCCGGCTTGGGCAGCGAACTCGGCCAGGCTCAGGGCAAAGCTGCCGGACTGCCCGGCGCCCGCCCGACTCACGACCGCACCTGCAGCTCATACAGGATCGGCGTGCCGGCCGGGTTGACCTCTTTCAAAGGCGGGACGATTGACCAGGTGCGCCCCTGGGCGACGACCTTGTCGAGTAGACCGGGCACCCAGGCCAAACTCTGCGCGGCGATCTTGAGCTTCTTGTCGCCCTGCCGGATGAGACTATTGTTTTGGAATTCTTGGCCGGTGAAGTCGAGCAGGATGCCCTGAGCAATTTGCTCGACAGTGGCGCCTGGCGCGTCCCCGCCCGTCTCCGGGTCGTACTCGCCCGGCACCGTCTTGCTGATGGTCACGGGCTGGCCAAACTCTGTGATCATCTCCAGAGCCATCACGGCCATTTCGTCGTAGAAGGCCATGGTGGCTCCAGATGTGAAAAGCCCAGCGCGATGGCTGGGCTTGCAATGTCGTGCAGGTTTTACAGCTTTCCGAGGCGGTGCTCTAGACCTCGCTCATTTAGAAACTGGAGAACCTCTCTCAAGGTTTCGACTCCAACTCGATGTTTTCCAAGGAGTTGAACTTGATTAACTGTGGTTAAGTCTCCCAAGGTCGAGAGGCCGCAGGTAGCTACCAAATTGTTTCGAGTTCTAGTGGAAAATTTAAGGTCGTCAATAGGAGTGTTGAGCGCAACCAAGTTAACTTCTGCCTGAGCGGCAAGAGCTGAAACGATTTGCTCTGCGGATTCTCGATTATCGACTTGAGCAACGGGGTGGGTGCCGCGCTCATCAAACTTAGTAATGACGTAACGTGTTACTTCACGAATACGAAACTCTGGTTTCATAGTAAATCTCCGGCCTGCGCACAGGCTGAGTTAATTAGGGAGGTGGTTGCCGCAGCAACTCTCGAGATGATAACTCCTGATCTCTCGGCATCGCAAGGAAGACCATCACTATGCACGAACAGCGAAAAGGCCGCGCTTTTGCAGGTAATCCGCAAACTGCGTGGTGCTGGGGCGGTCCGGCGCAGCTGGCAGCAGCCGGTTACTGGTGGAAGGGATAGCCGCGTACTGCCGCGTCACTGCCCCTTCAACACGATCCAGCAAGACAGCACCTTTGCGCTTCTCCACCGGGTCGATATCGTCCTGATGGATCTCGGCAGCCAGAGCCATCTGCCCGTACTGGATCCGCGCAGGCAGGTAATTGTTCGGCTTGTTCTCGCGATCCAGCAGCACTTCCCGGCGCGGCCAGGACAGGCCCTGTTCGCTGTTGGTCTTGCGCCCTTTCCAGGTCATGCCATCCATCGCCAAGGCTGCCCGACGCAGCAACGCTTCCTGTGCTGATACGCCTTCGGGGATGGCCACGCCAAACTTCAAGGCGTACATGGCCAGGTCCTCGGCGCTCGCGTAGCTTTCGGCGTCAGGCTTGCCGGTGCCGTCCTCGATGATGAGTGTCATGCGTCAACTCGCTGGAATGGTTTGTAGATTCGCCGCCGGATCACCGACAGCCAGCAGTATTACTCCTTGGGCAACTCAGCGACGAGCTTTTCCAGGGATTCTTTCGAGGCATTGGCCCGGTACTGGACTTTGGCCTCATCAAGCTTTGCCTTGAGCGCCACGATTTCTCCGGCCTCATCAGCCGGAGGCGCGAGGGCGGCTTTCTTCAGCGCCTCGATCTCACCGCGCAGTAAATCGACGGTAGATAGCAGGCCGTCACGCTCTTTTACAAGCTCGCCGATGGATACCTGGATGGACTCAAGCGCGTCGAACAGACGGATTGCCAATTCGCCAGTTTCTGGACGATTGATCTCCCCCGCCTCCAAGCCATCAGCCAAGAAGACGACTGCACCATGTTCAGCACGCAGACCCGCGATGATTTTTTCCAGTTCGGCTTGATTGGTCGCGCCAATAATCTGCACTCGCGCGCCCTCCTTGACCGAAACGTCGATACCCACGGCTTCATAGGCATTGACCACCTGCGGCCAATTGCCAATCACCACCACGCTGGTCACGCCAGCTTCCGGCTTATCGAAGTGTTCCGGGTTGCGGTAACGCTTATCCGGGTCGAACCCTTGAAGCTGGTTGCTGTAAGTCAGTTCCATGTTGCTCTCCAAGGCGGCCATTGCTGGCCGCGCGGTGGACTGAAGGTTGATTAGCCTTCGAGTGGAGGATTGGTCGTCAGCTTGATCATCACGCCGGCAGTGACTTTGTTGCTGCCCGCATGCTTGACCCAGTTGGCAGCGGAGCCGACAGCGGCCAGGGTTGGGTTGGAGCCACCAGTGGTGGCTTTCCAGCTGTAACCCAGCACGTCGATGTTCACAGTGCCTTCAGCGCGGTAGCCGATGCTCAGGTTTTCCTCGTCGTTCACTTCGTACGAGCGGAAGCCTGGGGCCTGCGACTCGGTGATGGTCACCGCGTTTGGCAGCAGGCCGAAGAGCACATCCATCGGCGCGGTGTCGGTCACCAGCACAGGCTTGCCGAGGGTGCCAGGCAGGCCACCATAGATCACGACACCAGCTTCTTCGTAGATCTTGCTGGTGATCGCTTCGTCGACAATGTCGAAGTAGGCGCTGGAGTGCATGACCCACAGAGAGATACGGCCGAATTTGTCACCGAACTTGCGCATGCCGCGAGTCAGGGTCTTCTTGCCGTCGGTTTCGATGTTGGCCGAGACCACCATTTCAGCGTTGGAGCCGATGGCAGCGCGCAGGCCGGCAGTTGCGTACTGAATGAAGCCTTCCAGGGTCGCGTCGGCAACGTCGGCGCCTACGATCTGGGAGAACTCCTCGACCGGACGACCGCGGCGCTTGAACGCCTCTTCAGTGGTCTGGTACGGGCCGTACTTCCAAGGAGCCTTGACGCCGACAGCTTCGCCGGCGCTGATTTTCTTGGCAGTTACCTTGCCTTCGGAGTTGACGTCGCGGTGTTCCAGCGAGCCGTTCAGCTTGTAGAGGGCGCGCTTACGGAAGTCACCCTCGATCAGTTCGTTGTCTAGCACCATCGCGCCGTTGGACGATTCGTTAAACACGTCGAGGTTGTCCTGAACGCGCTCCAGGTATGCAGTTTGCGCCTCATCGTTGTAGATGATCAGGTCGCTGTTAACGGTTGTAGCCATGGGTGAATCCCCTTACTTGGGCAATGCGAGATATGCGGTTTGGCCGTGCTTGCGCTGGAAATCGCGCTTCTGCTCGGAGGTCATTTCGGAGCGCTTGAATGCAGCCTTGCCGCCACCCCCGCCCGGGGCAAATGTCCCTGAAGCCCTTGGCCACAGGTGGGGTGCGCTTTCGCGCAGAGATTCCGCCCATTCGAGCGGAGTCAGAGGGGTCTTGCCGTCTTTACCGAGGATGACCTGGCCGGATTCATCAACGGCGACCGCATCGCCATCTTCGTTAAGGGTGAACACGCCTTTGGCGCGCAAGATGATGTCGTCCGTTGCTTCCGGCAGAGCGCCGGCCTTTAGGGCTGCACCGCGCACCGAGTCGCCCAAGACTTTGCCCTGGAACTTGGCTGCGAAGGATTCAGCCTTCTCGGCACGCTCGCTGATGGCCTTCAGCTGCTTGTCGTAGTCGCCGCGCAGGCGCTCGGTGCGGCGATTGAAGACT